ATTGAAATGACAATCCACATAATTACAACACCTCCAGTGCTATTGCTAAACACATTAATATAATTAATTCAAAAATGATAATAGCTATTACCATGAAACTTCAGCTCTGATTTTTTCAAAATCACTCGGCGCCTCTATATCATCATTAGCCGTCATCATAATATATACTTGCTCAGTTACATACTTACCTAGCTCATACATCGCTAGTAAGAATAATAGTCTTAATATTTGTTTAATCATTATTTATCTACCTTCTTTACTTCGTATAAGACCGGATATAAATTTAAAAAGTGTATTCTATATCCAATCGTCTTAACTTCTACTTTGTCGCCTACTTTTAACCTAGCTTGTATGTCTGCGCTATCAAACTTCTTTTTGAATAATAAATCAGAATTTTCAATGACTTGTTTGTTGTCTAATACAATATAGAACTTGTCTTCTTTATCTTGTCTCTTGTTATATTTATCTGTAATAGTTCCTTGATGTACTTCTTTGTGTTGGTAACTAGCCACTGTGTATATAGGCGATATGACAACAAGCATCAGTGCGATTACGCCGAATAATCGCAGTATTCCAGCAATAAAGATGTCGAACCCATCCATATTTTTAAGTTTTTTAATCATCATTGTCATCTCCTGTATCAATCAAAAAAAGTACCTGTCTCAACATACTCTTTAACTGTTGTTCATTTAGACTGGCTAACATAGGGCTGTAAAATTCACTATCTTCATCTTTAACAGTTTTAATAAAACAGCCTTCAATCTCAGCTTTTTCTTCTGGCGTTCCATTTTTATACGTCTTAAATACCTCGGTGTGCTTTTCTGGTAATTTCATTTTAGGTGTATTAATCATCGTTTGCCTCCTTAATAAATGTAAATGATTCAATCTCATCTCTTTTAACCCATACTTCATTGTTGAACACATCTTTGACCGGAAGAAAATCCTCAATCACTAGATTCATAACAAGATTAATATAATCGTCAGAAGCTAGATCTGTTGTTGTGTAATAAACTCTATCTGAAATAGTTTTAATTTTAACCTCCGTCATTTCCCACACTCCCTTATATTTTCAAATAGCTGACCCACTTTAATAACTGCATCTCTTTTAACTTGTGCCTCGTACTTCTCTTTCGCTTCTTCTTTACTCTCTGCCTCAACAACTGTAAACCTTTGATTGCTTTTAGCTTTAGTTATGTGTGTATGCTTGCGTCCTGTTGAATCTTTGAATGTTGTGACTAAGTATTGCGTCACTTCCCCAAAACCTCCTTGACTCGATCTAAGATGTCTTTACACTCCGCTACTTCCGAAGCCTTTTGCTCCACGTTCTGAAACACTCTCGAATTCCTCCACTTGCTTTAGTTCAGGTGTCCATATAGGCACGATAACCAATTGAGCTAGTTTGTCGCCTTTGTTTATGACATAACTACCATTCATAAATAAAATTTTATCTGTTACAGGTGGTAGGACATACTTTCCGTCTATCCCAGCAACATCTCGACTAAAATTATAAGTAACCCAGTTTTCTAAGGTTTCATTTTCATTCTTGATATTAATCCCTAAATTGCCATGATATCCCGCGTCTATCTTGCCCGTTTCAATCACTAAATGTGTTTTACTACTTACACCACTACGGCTAGTTAATAGTCCGACATAGCCCTCTGGTATGCTTACAGCTACATCTGTTTTTATTACTGTTTTTTCTTGTGGCTCCAGTACGACAGTTTCAGCTGAGAATATGTCATAACCTGCATCCGTCTTATGATTTCGTTCGGGCATTCTAGCGTCTTTTGATAATAGTTTCACTTGTAATGTGTTAGTCATTTTCCTGCTCCACCTCTACATTAATTTCATATTCATCACAATCAAATGGCACTTCCATTCTCGCAATATCATGAGCCTCAAATTCTGCTTCTTCTAAACTTTCAGCCTCGATAGTCTCTTGAATCATGCCAGTGTATGTGATTTGAACATTAAATTTTTTCATTCTCCTGTTCCTCCTCGTATTCATAGATAACTTGACTTACCATAATCCCTATTGCTTCATCAAGTTCAATACCTTCTTTAACTGAATGTTGAATAGCATTTGTCATTCCATCAAGTATTTCATCAAACGCTTGTGCTTTCTTATACACGTCCTCAATCTCTTTTAGCAATCCCTCTGTGTCATTACCGTTATACGCACTAGCACTTATAACGGACTGTTCTATTTGTTCACGGTTATCCATTTGTGTCATCCTCCATAAAAATTTTATTGTTTAATTCCATTCCAAATTTAACTCTTTCATCATCGTTGCCAAATTCGTTTATTAAATCTTTTTCAACGCTCTTGCAATACCTATCCCATGCACTTGCTTTCTTCTCCAACTCTTTGTTACGTTCTCGTAACTTCGCTATATCCACGATAAGCTCATCTTGTTGCTTCTTATACTCATCTCGTTGTTTTCTCATCTTCTTCAACCTAGCTTCCATTACACCTATTTGGAACCCTGTTTCATAGTTCACTTTCATAACCTCCTCTAAAATAAAGTTAGTTGCTTCTGTTCCTCGTATTCCAAATCACTTTGCTTTATATATGTTTCAAGCTCTTCCGCTGTATCAAATGTCTTTTTCACACCTTGCCAACCTGGTACGATATGTCCGTGAAAGTAATAAGTGCCGTTTACTACATGGATATGTGCCACTCGTTCGTTATCCTGATACAGATATCTCTTAGATCCAAAGAATTGATTTAGGTATTCTTTACGCGCGCTATCTGTCATGGTCATCACTCCTTTTAACAATTAGGCAGACCAAACGACATGCATTCGTCGTATAGCTCTTCATTACTTATGCTTGCCTTATAGTTTTCAATCACTTTGCTAACTTCTTTATGACTCATTGCTTTAACTTGTTCGTCTGTATATTTTTCGCAGTCTTCTAATTCCAGTTGCTCCTGTAATGACATCACATATTCAACTTGTCTTTGGGTTGCCATCGTTAACCCTCCCACAAGTCAAAAGCTCTTTGGACGTAAAACTTCGCCTTTGCTAAATCCTCATGACCATTCTTTAACGGTGCTCTAGACAAGTATTTGATTGCATTACCTATTGCGAATGCTAGTTGAGGTGGCTACTGTGCCGTAACCTGTTCGATAAAATCTATAATTTCAATGTCGCCGTATGTGTAGTGCGCTGGTTGCTTAACATTGTCTTGCGCTTCGTTCATATCTACTTTTCTGTTACTGATTACGCTCATTATGCTTCACTCCATTTCTTGAACATTTGGTTATAAGTGACATCGAACCAGTACGGATCACGTGAATGTTTTTGTGGCGTTCCATCATAAAGCCATGGTCTTAATCTTCTCTTTCTTTCCTGTTCATATTCCGCTCTCACATTTCGTTGGTATCGGTTCAAAATCGCTTTTTTTCTGATTTTTTCTCTCCCTTTTTCTTCATCTTTTATTTGACTCTTCATATATTCAACTTCTTCTTTAGATTTTGAGTCCTTTCTTCCACACAATAATTCATCGCCGCGCATTTTATGTTTGTATCTATATCTAAGAAGTTCTGGAGATATATGATATTTTTCTGAAACTTCTCTCAATGTCATTAGTTTTCCTTTAATACGCACTCTTATAACTTTTCTTCTAGCCATCATTCCACCTCTAAATCTAAAACCTTGATATTTATAACGTTATATTTTAATAGTTCACCTGGATTATTAAATAAATACTCCGCCAAATTCTCTTTTTCTTTATCAATCTGATTGTAATTAACACTTTCGACTTCTGTAGGAATTCTAATGTCAACAGAAGCATTGATATAAGCTTGATGTTGCATTCAATCACACTCCTAATCCTTCATATAAAACGGAGAAGTAAATCCGTCACTATTCAAATTCAATCCTTTTGCCCAATCGACAGGCTTATTCATGATAGTTTCGATTTCCTTAAGTCCATTTGAACCTCTAGGTATTTCTACAATTACTTCATCATGGACATGTCCAACTATTTTAAAACCTGATGCTTCAAGCCTAGCTATAGAAATCGCAAGTAAATCCCTTGCAGTTGCTTGAACAATATTCTCGACTAACTTCCCACCATACGTTTTTAACTTTGACCATTTACGGTTAAGATCTAAGCCCATAAATTCAACAACTTGACTACCCCAACTATTTTCACCAACTGAAGCTTTTGGATAAGCTAAAGCTCTTCCACTAGGCAGTTCAATCATTAGAAAACCTTTTTTCATATAAAATCTAAGTCCATGCGTATGATGCGTCTTTCGGGATTTCACAGTATTAATTGCAGCCTCTTGGCAAGCCTTCCAAAAATTAACTATGTTAGGATTTGCGTTACGCCAACTATCAACTAAACCTTGTAACTCGTTTTCTTCAATGCCCATTTCCAATGCCCCCATCGCTTTTAAAGCTCCAGCACCACCTTGATAACCTAAAGCTAATTCGGACACTTTTCCTTTTTGTCTGAGAGGGTCGCCTTTAGTTATGCTTTCTAACGGGACATTAAACATTTGAGAAGCCGATGCTTCATATATCTTTCCGTGTGTGTTGAACACATCTAAACGCCATTGTTCTTTTGCATACCATGCTATGACTCTTGCCTCTATTGCAGAAAAATCACTTACTGCTAGTTCATTACCTTCTTCAGCAGTAAATGTCGTCCTAACTAATTGACTTAATAAGTCTTGAGGATGAACATTGAGTAATAAATCTAAATCGTCAAAACGTTGTTCTTTAATAAGATCTCTTGCTATTTCTAATTCAGTATCTGAAATATAATGCTTTGTTAAATTCTGAAGTTGTACACCTCTACCTGCCCATCTTCCAGTACCGGCACCGTAAAATTGAAACAGACCTCTTACCCGTTCATCACTGCACATCATGTCATGCATTTTGTTGTATTTTTTCACACTGGTTTTAGACATTTGCAATCTAATTTCTAGCATTTTTTTAGCTTTTCCTGTTGCTTCTTTTAAGTACTCCTGAACCGTTTTCTTTTGTAAATTAGGTATATCTAATCCTTGGTCATCCTTTAACCAAGCCAATAATTGTGTAGGACTATTAGGATTTTCTAAACCTGTTATATGTTTAGCTTGATTAAGCAATTCTTCTTTACTCTGCTTATCGAGCACATTAGCTCCTAACATCAATGATTTAGAAAGCTTAATACCTCTGTCGTTTATATGTTGGTCAAAAACCCAATATGCTTGTTCAATTGCAGTTACTGGAAAGTCTTTAATTTTATGAGCAATCGTCATTTCTACTTCTACATCTCGAATACAGTAATCTATAAATTGTTGCCATTTTTCAAGATCATGTTCAGGCAAGTTTCTTGTTCTTCCTCCATTAACTTTTGTTGGTTTACAAGGTATAGAGAAATAACGAATTAAATTTTTACCTGCTTTATCTTTTTGGTTTTGTAGTCTTAAAACTTCTCCAACTTTATCAAGCGAAGCAGGTAAGCCAATACGCATTGAATTAACCATTGTGCAAATCCATTCTTCAGGTGGCATCTGTTTATTAAAATGTTTAGCAAGACAAGTTCTTTCGAAATTAGCATTGAATGCATACTTTTTTACAGCAGGATCAAAAAGAGCAATTTTAAACGTCTCAAAATCAGCGTGGAAAGGCTCATTATCTACTTTAGTCATGTCAATCGCACTAATCGCTCCACCATCTATTGAATAAGCTATAATTAAAATTTCGAAATCTTCAGCTTCTGTGTATTTATAGGCACCACATTTCGAAATATCATTACTGCTATATGTTTCAATATCTATATTCATAAATCTCAAATTCTTGACACCTCAATTTCTTTAAAATTAAAGTGGGGCTAAAACCCCACCTATTGACTTATAAGAAATCCTCATCATCAGTGTCTAATTCATCGAAATCATCTTCTGCTGCACTTGCACCGCCAAGAGGTTCGCCTTTTTCTACAAGTTGAATGTTGTTCAATCCAACTGCGATACCCTTATTACCATTTGTGTTGAAAGGAAATAGATTAATTGAAGCTCTAATATAATCACCACTTACAACAGTTCCAGAATCTGTTAATCTAATTTTGTTTTGGTCAATAATACCAGGTGCTTGTTTGCTTGATGCGTTAATAAAATAAGCGTCTTGATAATTCACATCATCTTCTCTTTCAGTATCTCCATCACGTAATGGAAGTTTCAGATTTGCAGGAACTTTGCCTCCAAACTTACTAACTTTTCCTTCTTCTTTAGCAGCTTCTATAGCTTGTTCAATGGCTTTTATCGTACTTGTATCTGATTTAGGAATGATTAAACTGATTGAATACTTTGCTTCTTGCCCTTCTTGCATACTGTGAGGTTCAAAAATATGTGCATATGATGCTCTTACTTTTCCTGTAATCACTTTAGTTTTATTTAATACTTTTGCTTTCATGTTTATATACCGTCCTTTTTAATTTTTATAGTTTGTCAAAATCATCTTCAGCAGATTGCTTTATAGCTGGTCGTTTATCAGACTCGGTAGCAAGTGTTAATTTACCTTGTGGCTTTTCTATAAAGCCCTCTGTAATTTTAGAAAATGCTTTTTTACCAATTAATTTTTCTAATTTCGTAATGCTAAGTAACTTGGTTTCTGTAATATCTTCAGGTTTATAACCCGCTTCAACTAACTTTTCAAGCGTTGCTTTTGTATCAGTTATCATTCTTCGCGAACGACCTTCTACAAGCTTCCAACCAGGATAGTTTTTATCATTTTCTTTCGCTTGATCTAGCGCATAATGTTCTACTTCATCAGCCCATTTTTTGATATCAGGCAGTTTATATAAAAGTTCTGCAATCTCTTCATCACTTAACAAATGTGGTGGCTTTTGAGGCACATTTTGCATGTATTCTGCACGTGTTCTACATGAATGCTTTATCTTACAGAATCTACAATGACTACCTGCTTTAAACTCACCTTCACCGTTATAAGCAAGTCTGGCTAATGGTTTAACAAAATCGGTTCCCCATTGAAGTAATCTTGATATTGGTAACTCTTCAGTAGAAAAGTTATCTATTCGTGGTTGTATGATAGTCATGCGAACTGTATGAATGTCATACATTAAACTAAGCAGTTCATATGCGCCCAAGCCATATAATCTAAGTTGAGGATTATCTATAGCTGAAACTTCAATGCCTTTACCGTATTTAAGGTCAATAATTTCAAGTACACCACCTGAAAATATAATGACATCACCAGTACCAAAAGATTCAGGGACGTATTTACCTAAATCCAATTTTGTTTCAAATAAAGCTATTACATCATTATCCCTACTCAAAGCTTCGTTATATTTTTCTTCTACATTAGCTACATACTCTTCAACATATTCACGCAACTCTTCACTGTAATATTGATTTCGCTTATAATTTTGAAAAGCTTTATTAAACTCAAACTGTGTTAGGCCTTCATATTTAAGACTGAAATATAACTCACTTAATTCATGGGCGAATGTACCTTCTTCAGCAAAAACTGAACTTTTATCTGCAATACCTTCACTTGCCTTAATACTCGGTGGGCAGTTTAGCCATTGTTTCGCACCACTTGCACTTAGCTTTGCATGAGCTCTATTTGAGTGATCTAGCTTCATGCATTAATTCTCGCTTCCATGAAATCAACAATTTTTTCATAATGTTCTTCTTTGATAGTAGATAGCTTATCCGCACCAAGTTCGTTAAGTTTATTTCTAAATTCTTTCTTATCAGAAGTATCTGCTTTTTTAAGGAACTCTTTTCCTACTGATAAAATATAATCTTTAGTTAAATCAGTAGACGTTTCCTTAACTTCTTCAATTGTTTCCAGTTGAGCTGTTTCTTCTTTTGGCATTGGTGCTTCTTTAACTTTCTCTTGTACGATTGATGAATCCACAGTTGATAGTTCAGTATTTAACACACGTAAATTCTTATTTAATAGTTTTAATTCTTCAAAAATATCTTCTAATATTGCCATTGATTAAATCCTCCTTAAAATTGGTTAGCTAGACGAATCATTAACTTGATACGATCTTCTATTTCTCTAGGGTCATCACTTTGTTCATTCAATCTTGCTAACAATTCAAATTGCTCTTCTAAAATTTCTTTTTTACGTTCGACGACAGTTAAATGTAATTGTGCTTCGATAACACGCCATTTTCCCCAACTTTCCATTTCAACCTTTCCTTTTTTCTTAAGTCTCGAAAGTGTGGATTTTGCATGTGTTTTCGATACTCCAAAAACTTCAACTACATCATCAGGATTGAAATTGTCATATGTTGCAAAATGTGATAGTATTTTTTGTTGTAAGGTCATATTAATAACTCCTTATATAATTATTTAAGACAATTGCTCATCTTGCACTGTTACTTGCTCCAACAAGTAGCAGTTTTTTTATTCTCCATAAAAGTATTCTTTATAGAATATGAATGTTGCGATACTTGCGAATCCCGCAATTGACCATGCAGTAGTGAAGTATAGAAACGGCATAAGTACAATTGCTAAGACTGTAAAGCACAGTACTGCTACTAGGTAACTTTTATATGTGTCACTCATTTTATTCTCTCCTTAAAGTATTTTCTCTTGCCTTTTAATTAAATACGCTTCTAACTTCGGAATATTAATTAACTGTCCAGCTGGAGAATAGATGATACATAAGTTTTTTATACCTAAATCATCTTCGTGATAATATTTCAACCAGTTGTATACTGTACTTCTACTTACTCCGAATAGTTGATGAATTTCTGTTGGTTTTGCGTATAACTTTTTCACAAATTTTTCTTCGCCTCTATATGTGTTTTCTGGTGTTGGTGGTACTATGATTTTTGGCATCTCTATCACTCCTTTCGATAAATGTTAAATTTTGCTATTATTCGCTCTGTATTGAAGTTCTCTATCTAATGCATAGAAGACTTTGTTTATTTCTAAGTAGCTGTAATAACCTTTTTTAATACTTTCTAATATTTCCTTTCTTAGTCGACGTTCATTTTCTGTTAAAGATTCTACTGGCGCGTGATCTCTTCTGAAAACCCTTGGTATTCTGATGTCTAACCCTTCTGATTTTTTGTTCATTTGTTGTTCCACCTTTCGTGTATAATGTTGTTATCAACCTAAGGAGGTGATAACATGCCCTTGATATCTGATGAATTTGATACACTTACTAAAGACCAACAATATATCTTGTCCGTACTCTACAAAGATTATTTAGAATGTGTAAAGTTAGGTTCGGTTAAATTAACCTGCAATAATTTTGGAAGTGCTAAAGATATACATACAAAGTATTTTCAAAAACTACATTTCGAAGATGTAAAATACGATTTAAATAAACTTAAAAACTCTGGGTTCCTAAACGGCGTGTATGCTAGTAACACTATTTATCATGTAACAATTTCAGACAAGACTGTTGTTTACTTTGAAAATGAGTTTAAAAACAATTTAAAAAGTATCATTGATAGCATTTCTAAAATTGCTTCAATAATTCCTGGTCTCTAGTTGGGTTTATAACTTCCCAATCATTTGCCATGAGGTCATCGGCTGAAGGTTGCCAATATCTGATAAGGTTTGTCCCATCGCTATTTGAAATGATGCATTGTAAAAAACTATCATTTGTTGGTAATATCTTAGTTCGATGACTTTCTTTCCAATCTTTCCGTGTCATAGAGACAAGATTTTTTGTAGCTATCTTAGTTGCTTCTTGAATGTTCATTTGTTATTCCTCCTTTCGTGTATAATGTTGTTATCAACCTAAGGAGGTGATAAGTATGAAAGCTTGTTTATATCTTTCTAATGATAAATTTGTTGAAATCGATAATTTAGAAAAAGTGATAAAGTCAGGTCATCGCGGAACTGTTGAAATATCAAAAGAAAAAATTAAAAGTTCCTTGTTCACTAATGGCTCATATACTTTTGTTGGAGACAAAATAGTAGCTATCGCTTCAGCTAAAATCGAATTCATAGAATTTATCGATTAATCTCTTTAAGCAACTCTGCAACTGCTCGCAACAGTTCAGGGTTGTTTCTTGTTTCTAAATTACTGTTTGCATGTTTTAGTAAATTGAGTTTTAATTTACTTTTTTCTTTAGCGATTCTAAATTTTTGTAACATTTGTTGTTCCTCCTTTTAAGATGTTTGTTTAAATTTCAAATTGGCTAATATCTACACCGTATTTAATCGCCATACTCTTAATCACTGAAATGTATATCTCAACCAATCTAGGTTCATCAGTAATCACATCTAATTTTGACAACTTGTTAATCTGGGTTTTCGTTGCACCATTCGCTAGCATTTTGCCTTTGCGGTTCTGCATACGAATTTTTAAATTACAGCGTCCTTTTTCTTCTAAAGCTTTATATGCTTCAGACTTAACTTTCTGGTGCATTGCTCCGCCACCTAAATGTTGTGCAATCGCAGATAACATTTTGTTTGTGTCGTTACGCCAGTTTTTCGTTTCAATACCGACAATGTGACGAATGCCTGTGATTTCTTGTTGCATTTGTTTGTTAAACTGTTCTTGGTCTTTTTGTGCTTTGAACATCATCTCTAATGCTTGCATTGGTGTTTGTGGTACATTAAGCTGTGCTTGTTGTTTAATGTATTCATCCATTTTATGAAATGCATCAACATAAGTTGCAGTAAACAAAATGCCTTTACTACCTGTCATCTTGTTTGCTACTATGTCGCAACCTTTTTTGGTTAGTAGGTAACAAGGTTGTACTTTGTTTTGTGAATTAACATAGGTGCTTTCTTCAAAGAAATTATGACTACTCAATTTTGAGGAGTCCTCTAAAACCTTGATATAACCTTTAATGTCTCTTACTAAATTGTCGTGTCGCTTTCCTATCATTTCCGCAACTTCTCTACTGTCTACATAATGTGTTTCGTTCTGTTCTACTATTTGTAATGCTTGCATTTCAGTTTCCTCCTTAAGTTAAAACTTTCTTTTTGCGTAAGTCTTCGTTAAAAAAAATATCTCTTCCTTCTTGAGGTGTCAATTCTAACGCAAAATAAATACCATTTATTACCGGGTACGACGGTTTCGTTCTCCCGTGAATCATATTAGATAAAGTATCTCTATTAACACCAATTTCTTCAGAAAGGGTTTTGATGTTATGTTCTTTCAAAGCCATTTTAGATTTCAAAAGTTTAGCATCTATAGGCATTTCTTTTCACCACCTTTCGTATTACGTAAGTAATCTTATCATGATGTTACGAAAGAGGTCAAGCACTTTACGAAAGTTTTTTAGAAAAATATTGCAAATGCCGAAAGTTTTCCTTATAATAGAACTATCAAGTAAAAGGAGCTGTATTACGATGTGCTTTTCAAAAAGAATGAAACAATCAAGAGAAAAACAAGGTATGACTTTGGCCGAACTAGGAAGAAAAATTGGTAAAACTGAAGCTACTGTACAGCGTTATGAAAGCGGAAATATCAAAAATTTAAAAAACGATACTATAGAAAGTATAGCTACTGCATTAAATGTTAATCCTGCATATTTAATGGGGTGGGTTGAAGAAAACGATGATGAAGTACAACATCGTGCAGCTCACCTTGAAGGAGAATTGACAGATGATGAATGGCAAAGAGTTTTAGATTATGCAGATTATATAAGAAGCAAACGTAAGTAAAGGATGTATCAGATGGGATTATATGAAGAAACTTTAATACAACAT